GCATTCCACCTTCAGGGGGCATTCCGGGCATTCCACCTTCAGGGGGCAACATTGGGCCACCCTCTCCTGCCCCAGGCAAACCTGCGGCCTCGTTTGCTGCCATTTCTAAAGCAGCATCAACCTTTCTATCATAAAACATTTCGCGCTGATTTCTGATGAACTCTTCCTCAGTTAGGCCAAACATCTTTTCAGCAACCCACCTTCTACTGAAGAATCCTTCGAGTGCAGCACTAGCTGTATCGAATTTAACTCTCCAATGTTCTAATTCTTGCAACTCTGCAATCTTTGATGGATTGTTAAGTGACATCTTAAAGGATATCAAATCATCATTTCTGAAACCAAGAGTATAAAGATGGATTGTTGCAATTTTTTCTAATTCAGAAATAACTGTACGTTGCAGCCTTTGAATTGTTCTGGCAAATCGCACATCTTTTTGGGCCAATGTGGTCTTATCTTCTTCAGAACCTTCTGCTCTTGAGATATACGAAGCAGGTACTTTAAGAGCAGAAAATAGTTTGTCGCGAAGATAACGAACATCATCAATATCTCCAGTATAAGTACCGCCGGGTAAAGTTTCAATTCTAGTACCAACATCGCCGCGAATAGGAACAAAATAATCTTCATCAATGCTCATTGGGTTGTAACGTAAGTCAACGCGGCCAGAATCAGCATCCACAACCTGATTACGTTTCATTTGAGTCATGACTTTCTGCATATATTGTTCGACTTCTTGAGGATTGATGTTTCCCACATCAACATAAAAAACACGACGTTCTGGAGAGCGTACAATGCGATAAGCCATCATTGCATCTTCAATAAGTGTTAGTTGGCGCCAAATTCTTCTTGCAGCTTCTAGAACAGAAGTTCCATATGGTGCAAATTTATCATTTCCTAAAACTCTAAAGTGTGCAACTTGCCAGTTTTCAAAAGTTAATCCTCCAGTATTCCATTGGAACTGAACATAATTGGGATTTGTTTTATCTTCTCCCTCAATCCTTTCAACCTCATTTGGAGGTAAGCCAATGACGTTTACAATACCCAATTCCTGATCAATATCCAAATAAAGGAAAAAATCACCAAACTTGCACATTGTTCGACACCAACCAAACATGTTGAATTCGATATTTAAAACACTATGAAAAAGATTTTCTAAAAGAGCTTTTATTTCATCATTTTTGCACTCAATTTTAAGCAATTGACGCATGTCTGAAGAGGTTGTCATCTCATCTGCGTATATATCCAAACTGGAACAAATCTCCGGAGTGTATTCCATTTGTTCGAAATCCATGTAACGTTCAGAGCGGGCATAATTTGTCTGTAGATTGGATAAAATTTGTGAAAAAGGATTATATTCCATTTTCTTAAATTGGGCGCCGCTAGCAGACTTAAACTTATATTTATCTAGATATCGTCTTCTTAACTGTCTAGGTGTTTGTCTACGAAGATTTACAATTGGGCCAGAAAATAATCGAGTTAATCTCTTAAATAATTTATTTTCTGTGTTCTTTGGATTTTTGCCTTTTCTAATTCTAATCGTCGCTTCGTTAGCCATCTATCTCATCCTTTGTATAACCAAGAAAACTCTTCCATTTCTTTTTTCTTTGCACTTAATCTGTCACCGTCCATAGTACCATAGTCATATTCTTTTTTATAGCCTTGCATTCCGCCGACTTTTGTTTCTATTTTAGTATTTGATGTTATCATGGCTCCTATAAATGCTTTTTTATATTCTATATCTCTCTGGTTTGTAACTAAAGCTGTATCTCTTACCCAACACCCAATTGCCAAGGACATAATCAAATCATCGTTATAACCCTTCATTGCCTCTGGTCGGCCATTGTTCCAAATAAAAGTTTTTATTTCGCTCAACAATCGTGATGAACGTACAATAAGTAGTTTATTTCTAACGAATTCCTCTAATTTGGCAATAATCAAAGGTCGAGTTTTCATTGAGGTTGTAAAACCAGGAATTGCATTTGATCTAGACTCTGCTATTATAGGATCGATATATTCATGAGTCGATTTTATTGAATAATATATATTTGGATAACCTGCAGCAATTAATTTTTCTAATATGGAAAATCCAATATTATTGTTCTCGACAACGATCATACTATTTCCATATTCTTTTCCAGCATTTAATAACATTGAAGAATAAATATCAGAATCTGGCTTTCCTTGATATTCTGCGACGATTTCCATATTCTCTAATTTTATTACATGAAAACCAGAATAATCATTGCCATCCCCACGAGCAACATCGGCAGCTAACAAATATGTTGAACCCGGATCATGTTCTTCCCAAATCCAAAAATTTCTATCAAATCCAGTTTTATGTTTTGGTTCCAACATATCATTATCTTCCATTCTTTGAATATCATCTGAATGAATGACTGTTTCGCCGGAAGTATTAAAATTACACTCTAACTCTTGAGCTATTTGTCTTCTAGACATGTTTTTAGTTTCGTTTTCATACCAAGCTAAATCTCTATCTGGGTGTACATCCCATGCTAGCTTTGTTGGGTAAAAGTCATTATCTCCAGTTTCTGATGCCGTATATGCTTGGTGGAACCAATTGCCAACACCCTTTGGAGTAGAAAGTGCTATACAACGACCACCAGTTGAGAGTGTTGGATACAAACCAGTCCAAAGTTCTTCTAAACCTTCAACATGAGCAGCCTCATCAACTACAAGTAAGGATAATGCTTCTGAACGACCAGCATCTACAGAAGTTGAAGAAGCTTTAATTTGTGAGCCGTTAAAAAGTTCAAAGGAAGTTCTATTATCTATTGATATGTCTGAAATTTTAAGCCAAGGTGGCAAATTTTTCATAATGTGTTTTACTTTTTTAACCAAATTCGCGGCAGTTCCAAACTTTGTCGCCATAACTAGAACATTTTTATCACGGTGAAAGAGCATTATCCACATAACATAGGCAGCAGTAATTGTAGAAATTCCAAGTTGTCGAGCTTTTAAAATGATATTAAATCGATAATCATTGAAATCTTTAATTAATTGTGTTTGAAAATCATAAGTTTTAAATGGAATTAATCCATGCATTGGATGAGCAATTTTTGCATATGTATTAATAAAATAAACGGGATCTTTACCACATTTTAGGATTTCTTTACGAATTTCTTGCTTGGATGGTTCATAAGACATAGCATTCTTTTTTATCCATTCTTAGCTGTTAGGTTTTGTGGCTTTTTAGTTCCTGGGTATTTATCTTTTCCAATTGCCAACCACTTCTTGATAGATGCATCGACATCTTCTCTAGGCTCTCCAGTATTTTCTACATCACCAAGGCCACCAACCTTATAAGTGCATGTTGCCTGAACCCAAGCACGAACATTTGAGGTTTTTTGTACAAGAACATCAACATCACCCTCTTTTGTTAAAGTTACAGTATCACCAGTATTTTTTTTATATTCTTTTTTGAGGAATTTAACAATGTCGTTGCACAGGCTAATCATTTCATCTTCAAACCCTTTAGCATGAACTTCCTTAAGCTTGATTTCTGAATGATAGCCAAGAAGCATCTTATCGCCGGCAAAACGTACCTTAAATCCATCCATCATTCTGCTATCAGTAATTGGATTATCTACTTCTCTTCGAAGGCCAATCTTAACTGGCTCTCCCTTGTCATCGAGTGCGCCGTCATACGCATTTGCTGCAGCTTGTGCTAGTCCTTGAATAATATCGTTTACAGTTGCCATTAATCTTTTCTCCTATCTGGTCTCCAGCCTTTTTGCCAGCGTTCTTCGCGTCCTTCGACATATTGAATATAGCAATTAAAACAACATTCAAATTTTGTCATATAGACGTCATCCGTTACTTTAAAAGAATAGCTGTCACAAACAGGGCATTCTCTTTTAGTATCTTTAGTAAGTAGTTTTTTGGAAATAAAAAAGCCATTCGTTTCAACCTTCTCGAACTTCTCTTGTATCTTCTGTTCTTTTTTGGAAAGCTTCTTTAATTGTTCTTGGTATTCTTTTTCTTTTTCTTCATCCCAATTTGCTTTGGGATTCTGAATAGCTTCTTTACCATATTTTTGAGCTATGGCTTTTTCAACCTTTGCTATGTGATTGGGGTCTTCTTTCATGGATTATATGATAACATATATGGTGTCTAAGTTTAATCGGCTAATTTCTGTTCTAGTTCAGCAACTTTTGCTGATAGTTCTTGAATTGATTTAACCAAGGCCGGCACCAGTATGCTATAAGCCACAGTCATTGGCATCATATTACCTTCATCATCAACCCGATCTTCTTCGCCAGAGACGGCTGCTGGATATACTTCTTGCAATTCTTGAGCAACAAGCCCAGTCTTTGAATTACCGCTTTTCTTTAATTCGAAATCACGAACCTTTATATCGTTTATAATTTCTAGGC